AACAATTCCCCCTAACAAAAAATTACATATCAAAAATCTAAATACATGTATTCCCCACATTTACAACGAATTTCGATTTCTTTAAGCTCAGAATTAATTTCTATTTCGGCAGTATCTTCAATTTTATGAATATCTTCTAAATCGGTTGTAACTTCACTTTCAATTTTTATACCAACAATCCGAAAATCTTTATCTGTAAGTCTCTGTCTAAAATATGAAACATTTCCTCGGGTCTCAGGTTTAAGTTCAACTGTTTTATTACAATTTTGGCAAACTACTTGCAATTTTAACATTATGATACCTCCACACCTATAATATTTTGTTTACAGAATAGTATTCGCCATTTCTCCCCATATTCCTGCGTAAATTTTCCTAAATTTCAAAATAATTTTTAGCGTGTGAAATCGGATATGGGTACAGGGAAAAATGCCTAAATGGGGTAACAAAAAAACAGGGAATTAACCCTGTCTTGCTTCATACTGTTTTATCAATTTATCAAGTGTTGGCCTGGTAATCTTCAATTCCTTTGCAAGCTGTAATTTAGTTACTTCCCTATTCATATACCTTTTATAATGCTTGTCAAAGTCTTTAATCTGTACTTCCTTCCTGCCTTTGAATTTACCCGCTTTCTTTGCAATGGCTATACCTTCCTTTTGCCGTTCCAATAGGTTTTGTCTTTCAAATTCATTGATAGCTCCTATCATTGTAAGCATTAACTTTCCTGTTGGCGTGCTTGTATCAATGTTTTCCTTATTGCTTACAAGGTGGATACCTTTTGATTGAAGCTTTTCAAAAATAAAAAGTAAATCCTTTGTACTTCTAGCAAGCCGGGAAAAGTCATGAATGAAAATTGTGTCTCCTTCTCTTGCATAGTCTAACATTGCTTTTAATTGTGGTCTGTTAGTATCTTTAGCGGATACCTTTTCAGTAAACCATTTATCTATATTGTACTTTTGCAGTCCTTCAAGCTGTCTAGCTTCGTTCTGTTCAACTGTGGACACTCTTACATATGCTATATTCATACAAACACCCTTCCATAAGTTTTATGAATATAGTATATATTAATGTAAAATTAAAGTCAATATCTTTATTTACATTTTGTAAATTATTTTGATATGTAATTCTATTTTTACATATAATTATTACTTGTTTATTGTAAATATAGACTACACTCTATTTTTACATATAAAACATAATACTAAATACACATTTAATGTTATGTTTCTGTAATCCGCACATATAGCAGGATACCAGCAACACCCCGAAGCATACTGGATACCCGGGAATGTACTGGATATCTTGCTATATGCTAAAATCCGCTTATAATGCGGATCCCATTCAAGAAGTGCGTTTTTGTAGCAGTAACCCTTTTATACTCATTCCCTTATTTTTCCAATGTTTCAATTAAATTATGTTACAAAATTGTTACAGATATATTACAAAATTATTACATAAATATTACAATTATATTACATGTTATGACATCTTTACATCTTAACCTCTTGTATGTTCACAATATCTTGTATATCACCCTTTATTATCCCCAACATTTTGTATACTCTCACTATTTAATCTTGTCAACTCTGTTTGAACATCATAAATATATGGTGTCCTACTTAAAGCTGTTTCTATGCTTATCAATCCAGCTTCTTTCAATGTCTTTATATTTTCAATTATTTCTTTCTCATTCTGCGGAATTGACATCTCGAATGTACAACTGACATCACCTAATACACTAACATTCTTAAACTCTAACAGTTTTTTAATCCTATTCCATCTCTTAATAAACCCATCCATCAGATATTGACTATTTAAACTACCTTTGACAGTCGCCATATAGAAAAGCATCTTTATACTTACCTCTGATAGATTGCTTATTTCCTGACTGTTCATTGATACCCCTGGTGTCATGCTTATATCAAGTAAGGATTGTTTTAATATGTCCCATAGCTCTTTTAATGACTGATAATCCATTTTGTTTTGTTCAAGTTTAAATTCGCTTCCGTCCTCAATCTGAAGCACATGACCAACAGTAGCAGGATCAATTGCTCCTTCTCCAGCTTTACCGATTTTAAGCTTTTGGCCTTTTAATACTGGAATGGGATTCAGAAATTTATAAAAACTATCTAAATACTTGCTTATTAAGTCCTCCATGTTGTCAAGGATAGATATATAATCTTCTAAACTTGATCTGCCTTTACAGTCGTCTTCCTCATCCAACGTTTTGTATTGAATCGGCAGCCCTGATATATTTACATATTCTCCTGTCTGCTTTAATGTACCTCCTGCATCTGTATATGTCCGCACAACATCATTTTCATATACAGTATAATAGCTCACTCCATCAACGATATAGTGTTCGATAAAAGCAATTAAAGCACCATCAGCAGCAAACACCGGGTAACTATCTTCAGGAAGGATTATTTTACTCACAATATTTTTATTATCATCAAAATATATGTATTCGTATGCTTCACCATATTTAACTATCTTATCAAGCAATTTAAAATCTAATGAATTATACCTACCCTTGCTATAAACATCCTTAAATGCTTCCAATGTTGGTTTATCCTCACTTGTTAAGGTTACAGGATTTTTAAGCAAAAATACAGTTTCAAAGTTCAATAACGTTTTAGCATACTGTAAAATTATCTTTCTTGTTTTAAATGTCCGTCCGTTATACTTTTCATCAGGTCTTGCTAATATAGCATGTTTCCCATTTAGATATTCTCTAATGCTCAATACATTATCAATCCTGCCTGTCTGCCATGTTCTTTTACATTCATCAACAAACCATGTACTTGAACCGTCATAATATTGATTTATATATTCCTGTAGCGTCATAATCTCAATTCCTCCTATACTTTGCGTATTTCTTGATACTGCCAATATTTGTTATCAATATCTTTAAAAAATGGTATTGTGAACCCTGATACATCATCAAGGTTAATCAAAATGCTTTTACTCTTACGATAATCATTGAAAACATAGTATCTACCTTGAAAATATGCTGATAACCTGTCTGTTTCCTGAATTGCCGGATTATTTATCAAACAGTCAACAAATTCCATTGTTTCAGTAGCTTTTGTTTTAAAATTTAATTCCTTCCCTGATTTTAGGATAATGGATACATTTACAAGTAATAAATTTATATCAACGCTGTTTTTACTAAATTTAGATGACATATGACCTCCTATAGATACCACTTTCCAGATTTTAACCCCTGAACACCTAACCCGGCAGCAATCACTAAATCATCAAAGTTTTTTTCGCCTTTTATTGCTTCATATTTCCCTTTGTTTTCTTGAAATATCTTAAATTGGTTTAAGGTTTCAGGATCATTAATCAAAATGCCGCCCTCGTCGAATTGTTCTCTTAAATCATTAACAAGGATTGTTTTACTTGTTGAATCTGTGTAAAAGCCATAATCAAACTGATGTTTACCTGTAATTTTATCGAATCTCTTAAACTTCAAAATATTGATATATCCCATATCTTTTCTCAGTTTGTTTATTACGTCTAAACCATATGAATTCCGCTCTATAATAAGCATTGCATACCCAAAATACATTCCTATGTCATATACAATTTTTGCATATTTATATGTTGCTAGCTTGTTATCATAAAATACTCCCACTTGTTCGCCATCTTCCGAAAAAATACAGCAAGCGGAATAATCTGATCCTAATCCTGCTCCGGTATCAACTCCAATATAATAATGTTCTCCTGGTTTTATGTCCTGATAAATAAAAAAGCTTTTACCATAATACCGTAAAAGCGATTCAGGAAGCGGCTTTTTAAGTTCATTATGTTTGATATACGGCAATAAATATTGATACCTTGCATTAATAACACTGGCATCAAAAACGCTGGTATTTGTTGCTATAAAACTTTCTTCAGGTGTACTTGGAAATTCCTGCTGGAAGTCTTCAAGCTTCATATCCTGAAGCTTCCACCGTCTCCACATCAATTGAAGCAAACTAGCACCCTTTTTATATAATTCCGCTTCGTATGGGTCTAGCTCTTTTTGTGATAACCTTACACCATGATTTTCTGACTTGTACCATGCTTCGGCTAGTCTATATTCGGTATCAAATTGTTTTTTATTTTGATACCAGTTATAGAAAAAGGCTTTATACTTGCTCCTGCCTTTATATGCAGACATAAATAACTCATAGTAGTGATTGAAACCGTTACTTGTAGTCTCAATAATAATCCAGCTATCATCATTCTTTGCTAATGCTTGTTCTAATGCTACAAGTCCTTTTTCCTGTTGTTTATCATCCCAAAAAGCAAATTCCGAACATAATATACCATGACAGGTAAAACTTCGTCCTAGAGTTTTATTCCCGGCCACTTTGACATAAATTTTACTACCATTTTTTAGTATTAACATATCCCTGTTATTAATCTTTTGTTCTATCCTGTACTTTTCAGGGATACTATTATACATATCTCTTAGCCGCTCAAAAATATTATTTACCGATTCATCATTATAGGACAAGATCAAATATGTCGTATTATCCTTAGTAATAGCACTATAAAGCATTAAAGCAAGTGATAACGTTGTAAAGCCTATCTGTCGTGACTTGGCAATAATATTAAACTTACCCATGTTTTTTAAAAAATGTGCTTGCTCATCATTTACAACAAAAGGTATCTGATTTCCGGCATTATCTATGATCTTTATAAAGTTTTTGAACCATAAAATAGGATTATTATTTATTATCTCTAATTTTTCGTCTGTGCTTAGTTTTTTAGTCCTCCCCAATGTTTCAACCTCCCTTCCTGCTGTTATCCGTTGTATTTTTCTGCATACATAATTAACAGCCCGTCATTACCTCCGACAATTAAACGGCTATGATCAATATTTGTTACCCGGTATTTATCTAAAAAGCTGAAAACATCACCGATTGCAATGTTACGAGTATCATTGTTATACTGCATACCAATTACAATTTGATTGTTCGGCACAATACCGACACCACCGGAAGTAGAATTAAACTGATAACCGCCTTGACTGTCAATAAAACATCTAACATTAGCAGCAACATCAATATAACCCGCTGGTGTAATAACATTGCCGTAATCGTCTAATACTTCATCCTGCCACCGCTGGAAGGTACATACATTGTCGCAGATTTTAATAATTGATTTAACACTATGCGGAAATTTGTCATAAACAACATCTATAATCAGATATGTATACTGACTATCAGATAAATAATCACCCCGTTTAATTCCACTAGATAACCCTGCTCTTATTATCCTGGTATCATCCTTTAAAGCTGGTAATAATGCCCTTATGGTTGTTGGTGTAGCACTGTTATAATTTAATGTGTAGTCCGCTGCTATTGGACTGTTTAACAATTTATCAAAGTCATTTTTCATCTGATTTAATATAGGTGTATCAAACATTTTCATATCTCCTTCCCCAGAAAATAAGCAACAAAAAAAGGATTGCAAATACTTGCAAACCTTCCTTGTTTTGAATATCAAATTTTTGACACTCGGTCATTCTAACATTAATTCGTCTTCTTGCTGTTCCTGCTGCTCTGGTCCATCATTCACTTTTTCATTTTTTATTATCTGCTTTAATTCTTTTTGTAGTTTAAAAAACATCTCAACGGCTGATTTATCACCCTGTTTAGCCTTAGCAGTAACACTATCATAAATTTCCTTTAAATCGTTACCAGATTGCCCTAAAAGCATGATTGCAATAAGCTGTTTATATTCTTCCGTTTGTTCCCATCTGCGAAAACTATCTATATTTCGGTGTATAGGTTTTAGATATTTTTGGATAAAATCATCAATTGTCATTTCACTGTATTTAACTTTTTGTCCGTCTATACCGTTTTTAATCATGAAGTATAGCCGTTTGTACTGATCTAATTTGCTTAAAGCTTCCTGTATTAGCATTGGTCTAACCTCCGTAACCTCTTCAATATTTCTTCGTTTTGCTCCTGAATTACAGCTAATTTTAAGAATATCTGTTGAATCAATAAATCATGCTGATCCTTGTTATTTGCTATGTATAATTCAGCTTTTTCAAGTCTTTCAGCCAATTCAGATAATAGTAAATCATGCTTCATTCTTTGTTACCTCCTAATGGTAAATATTGGATTGTACAAAAATGAACATAATAGGTAATATATATCTATTTACAAAACACTATACAGCATTATTAACACAATACTCTCTATACTCCCTTATCATCTCATACTCTCTTCTACTTACATTTAATTGAATAACTCTATCTTCAAACATATGACATATAGCAGCATTAACACAGCAAGTACAATTTCTGTCACATACATTAAATGTTTTATTACCCTTACCTATTTCATTAACTGATATTTTTACCCTGTACTTGTTTACTGCTTTTTCATTTTCCTTTCCTGAAAATGTGTTTCTTTGCACTATTTCAATAACCCCCTCTTTTTCAAGGTCATTAACAGTTTTAATTAATGTTGTTCGTGATTTTATTCCGGTTAACTCGCTCATCTGTTTAAATGACATAAAAAATACGCCGTTTTTGTTGGCGTATCGTTTACTATGTATTAGCATTGCATATAATAGCAGCTTTTTATTTTTACCTTTAGTTTTTAATATTATCTGCATTTCTGCTTCATTAACGCTAATATCTCTTCTTATTGTCAGGGTATAACCCCTTGTATATACATCTTTTACTATTTCGGCAATATCCTTCAGGCAATCATCCCACTTTGTTTTATATAAATTTTTATCCTGCTTTTTCAACCAATCAATCAGTAAGCTTTCAGTCTGCTCCCGATCGTGCCCGATATATTTATAATACCTTGCAATGGTGAAAAGTGAATTGTGTCTAGTTCCTGGAATTTTCAATCCTTCGTTTATTAGTTTTTCAATACTTTCAATCGTTGCGGTCTTATCTATATTTTGCTTATATGTCTGTAATGGCTTATAATCAGTTAAAGTATCTTCTAAATTTGCAACATCGTTTTCATCACTTATTGAATCATTCAATTTGTTTAAAATATTATAAAAATCCTGTTTCGGCATCTGTTTAATTGAAAGTATATATTCATAATCTTTAATCAGTTCCAACCCTTTTTCATAATCACAAAACCAGCATTCTTGCGTTTTCCAGTCTTTATTTTTAAAATTACACCCTAAAGGAATTTTTACCCCTTGTGTATCTGTTGGTCTTAATTCAATTTTTCCATCATCAATATTTAATAACCCCGCTGCATTGAGTACCAATAAATAAAATTGCTTTACAGCATCGTTAAAAACAGGATTATCAAAAAATATCTCCACATGATAACCTTTGTTGCCGGAATATGATGTATAAATATAATCTAATGAAATTCCAATATCCTGCAATGTATCAATAAGTTTATAAACAGCCATTTTTGCAGATTGTTTATTATTTATATCTACGTCAAAGCAAACAAACTTAGTATAATACTGCCCTGCAAATACGCCGATTGTTTTTTTACCTTGTAAATGTTGTTTTACATGAAAGTCCATTAGTGGTATAGCTTTCTTATCCTTTGGATTATATGTATTAGTGTAATATTGTCCTTTGTTATCAAGTATCAGGTATTTTTTTCTGACAAGTATATATAGTTCATTGACTTTTTTTATGACCTCCGTTAATGTGTCTTTTTGCATAAAAAACAGGCGAAAGTTTTACCCTTCGCCTTAACCCCCTGCCATTAATCCTTAATATCACCTTTTGGCATAATGAAATTAAGGATTAAGGCGATAGATATTTATTAACTTTCAACCCTATTCACCCGCCTTTCTGTTAGCTGGAAATCTTTTGATACTCAATTTATATCGATTATCTTTTACCTTTCTGTCGATAGTTTTTTTTAAATCCGCATGTTTTTCCGTTGACACCTTCAGGAATTTTTTTAACTTTAACTCAAATTCCTGTTCTGGCGTTAACGGCTGTCTTTGCTGTTGACGGTTATTATTATTGTTATATTTTTGTCTCAACCTTTTACACCCTTCCTTGATTCATACTCTGTTATAAATTGTTTGTATTTACCGATTAAATGCTGATCCCATTTAACACAATTGTTTTCAAACATTGAAACATACTGTAATGTAACTCCTAGGTATTGAGCTACTTCAAACAACCTTATTCTGTTTTTCTTGCGCCACACTTGAAAATACATACCGTCATTTTCATCAATTGTTATGAACATGATAACTAACCTCCCTTGTACCCATTTCTATTTTTAAAAGTTAAATGATAGTGTTTAAAAAAAGGATTATCCCCCCAATCAGGAAGGATAATCCTTTTTATTAGTTTAAATTTACACTGGTTGACCTACAGCAATAGCTTTTCTGTTATATACTTTCAAAGCGACTTCTGTTAACACCTGGCCTTTAATATTATCTCCATCTTTTGCCAATGGCTCAAAAAATGGCTTTCTAAGATAAACCAATCTCAGATAAACAGGATCACAAACTAAAATTCTGTTCGCTGGCATATGCCTGTTAAGTACAACATTGACTACACCATAATTAGTTATAATTCGATTAGCCACAAATCCATATGTATCCATCGGCTGGTTATAGTTTATTTGATCCTTAAAAAAGCTGTCTATTGCTTCCTTGTAGTCAGCATTTACAAAGCAATAAAACCCATTACTCCCCAAACCGTTATCCCATAATTTTTTGACTGTTGCTTTAAACTCGTCTAGTGTAGGTGTAGCAGTAATTGTTACCTGATTTTCAGGTAGACAAAATTCAAAAATTGACTTCGTTCTTCTAATAAATGGGTCTGTTGAACCGTCATTATAATTAGTCAATGATAGCATTTTCTTTTCCATATTGGTTTTTACCTCAGTTAAACGATCATTGACCTCTGAAGCAAACAAATCATTAATACCCTTAACGTCACTTGCTTGTGCGCTACCCGACACCTGAACAGCTTTACTAAATATTTCCATAACATTTGATACTTCTGCTCTACCACTTGTATAAAAATCACTTGTAGTGAATCCTTCAGTCCTGGAAATGTCTGAAGTATCGTCAAGTGTCTTTTCTCTCCAGTTTATAGTAACACTTCCAGCGGTTTCAATTAGTTTCTTGTTCATAAGCAATGTACTGAAAGGTGTGTCAACCGGAGCAACAAGCGATATTTCATTTGATAGATCGATATTTTCATGTTGTGTAAAATTAGTTGTCTTTATCATTTTTTATTCCTCCCTTTAATTAAGCAAATAGCTTTGATAATTTTGTACTTATCATTTTTTCAGTGTTTTTTTCTTTTTCAGCGTTTTCATATTCATTATTTGTTTTGTGTTCATCCGGCTTATAGGAATTGTCGATTTTGGCCTTCTTGTTAAGTTCTACAAGCTTGGCAATTTTGGCCTGTGCTGTCTTAACATCTGGAGCGTCAACCAGATCAAACATACTTTCATCAAGTCCGGCTTTAGTCATTTCCAACTTGATTGTGCTTGCAAGGTTAGCTTTTTCAAGCTCTTTAACTTTCTCGATTGCTTTGTTTCCTTCTGCGACAATAGCTTTTAAGTCATTGACTTCCTTTTCCACAGGTTTTAAAAGTTCTTCAACCTCTGCTTTACTGTACTGATCTTTGTCCAAATTAATCATTATCTGACCTTCCTTTCGCTTTTGATTATATTTAAAGGCTTTAAAAGCCATTTAAAGCAAAAATCAAAGGTATAGTAATAAACTATACCCTTTGTTATAGAATCCTCGCTATAACTCAGCCTGAAGCGTTTAAAACGGAGGCGGCAGGTGTGACCTGCAAGTCAGGCGGCTTTTTCAAAGCTCAATGGCTGGTATAGCCCTGTTGAAAGCTACACCTAAAAACTATAAAGCAGTAGATATATATTAACACCGGCTTGCTGATACCGGCGGTAATACCATTTGAAAAATTTTTAAATGACATCCATAAAAAAAATACAGCCTGCCATTAAGCAAGCTGTATTTTTATATGTTAACGAAGGCCATTTGACTATTAAATATCCCCTATACTTATAGTGACTATTCAATAAAAATATACCATTTTATATATTTTTTTGTACCAATAATATACCCCTTCACTATATAGTATAGCGAAAAAGGCAATTTTATTTAATTTTTTTCTTGACAATATCTCTTCAATCGTTTATAATTGCTTTGTAGTAATAAAATGGGTGTTTTGTTTCCTTTTATCATATCTACACTATATTATATCATGAAAACATGGTACTTTTTTACTGTGCTTGGGAATATTCCTTAAATTTTTTCTTGTCATAACTTTCAAGTATTTTTATTTTTTCCGACAGTAAAATGTTTATATCTGTTAGCATTTTAATTAACTCCTTATACTCTTGTTTTGACAATTTCAAAGGCAATTGCTTTTGAAACATGATATTTTGATAATACCTTTTAATTATGTCTTTTTGTGTTTCTTCAGGCAAATCATAAAAGCTATATTCTGTTACAGGTGGTACAGGGTCTTTTTTATCTTCCCTTTTGACCGGAAATGTTAATTCATTTAACCCCGCTTTTATTAGTGCTTCATTCATCTTATTCCTACAACCTGCAAGAAAAGTATCAATATCCTTGGTTACATTACTTAAATCTCTATCTTTGTTTAAAATTATTCTGGCTAATTCGGTTTTGTCAAAAATTAATTCATTATGGGCTTTAAAAAGTTTAGTAGTTCCATACTGCTCTATGTAGGCAACTATCTTATCAAATCTTTCCAACCAGTTAAATTTATTAATTACTTGGCGATAATTTTTGAAAATAAACTCTGCTTCCTTGCTTGCTGGATACCACTTTCTTTTTTTAGGTCTTTCCCTTGCCACATCTTCAATAGTTAATATTTCTCCGTCTTCATCTTCACCGACAATTACATCATCAAAAAACATCATATCAATTTTAGTTTTTTCTTCAATTTTTATCCCGTTTTCCTCCCTGATCTTTATTCCGTTCCTCCTATCGGATTCTTTTTTAATTTCTGTCCAAAAGTATTTTATAACATAATTTTGCAAAGCACTTAAACTTATAAATTTAAAGTTCCCTTCAGCTATTTTAATTACATATTGTAATAGCATCATGTCTATTTCATCTTCATCAAAAACAATATCTGTCGATAAAGCGTTAACTTTAATGTTTTCATATTTTTCTGGATAGCCTAATATTGGCTTATTCCTTGTTAAGCCGATTTCTTTTTTGCCACAATACCGATTTTTTATATCATATAATATTGCATTGATTTTTTTATCCCAAAACCTATAAGTTATGTATATATTGCCATTGTTTACTATTTGATATTCATATAAGTAATTTTCAAGGTAATATTTATTTCCTTCTCTGTATAATTTCATTGCTTGAAGCAAATCAGGAAAATTCTTTCTCAGTTCTATTTGTTCTTTGTTAAATTCATGTGCTTCTTTAATTCTTCTGTTCACTATTCCAGCCATTAAAATATCGTCCTCCTTAAATTTTATCTATTTTTCAATCTATTTTTTGGCAGCAAAAACCCAAACCGATTGTACCAGCAAATACAACCGGATATGTTACCGCTGCATTATTCAATTGTGTTTTTTTAGTGAATTTTAGTTTTTAGAGTTCTCCGTAATCCGCAAAGGATACGGCTTTTGAAAACATAACATGAAAAATATGTTTAGTGTTATGTTTTCCTTAAAACGCACTGAAGGAGCTTTCACCGATTAAGGTTAAGCTCCTTCATATAAATAATTTAATTGTTTTCAAAGTTATAATATTTTATTTGTTCTTATGGTGTCCTGCTGGACACCGTTTTAATTTGATGCATTAACTTAATGTAATTTCGGTAAATACAATGTTGTAATCGTCTTCAAGCTGTTCCTTAAAATTCTCTGTCGTAAAAATTTGTCCATCCTGATAGTGATAACGGCAGTCTTTAAGCAATACCCTGTTTTTATCGGAAAATAACTCTGCTGCTTTTTCCTCTGCTTCTTCCTCGGATATACCCATACTCATCCAGTACAGTATAGCATCTTTTTGTTCCAACAAATACAACGACAT